TTGTCGCCGTTCCAATTGCTCCTGCAGCCGTTTAACTTGACGCTGCCAAACCAACTTTTGCTGCTGAATCAGCTTCGGTAACTACTACATTTGTCGCTGTTTCTTTGTTGGAAATACCCATAACAAAGTTGTAAGCCGAAGTAAACAACGTTGTATTTTTAACAACCGCTCCCAACTGAACAAAGCTATCTTTTGCCTCCGCTAAACCTTGTATTCCTTGCGATAAAGCCATTGCACTTTGAACTTTCAATAAAGTTTTTTGTAAGTCCTCATTTTCAACTCCTATTAAACCCAACGCACCCTCGTAAGCTTGAAAGCCATTAAGCACCCCACCGATTGAAGAACTTAATGCATTAAATTTCGCATCTGGATTAAAAGCATCTGTTAACGCTTTCGCATCTCCTATCTTTTAAATCCGCCGCTCTTTTTGCCGCTTCTGCCGCCTCACGTGAGGTCGCTCCGAACTTATCACTTAACGAAGCGACTTCGCTTTGTGCCTCTCTAAGTTGCGATTTTAACGAACCTAAATTCGTTTCAATATCTATTTCAATTACTTTCTTTTCTGCCATTATAAGTATTATTAGCTATGTATTTTCTTTTTGCTTGTTTCCAACTTTCTTTAACCGAAGTGTTCAATTTATACTGACCTTTTGCAATATCAATATTTTCACTTATTCCGTTAAAATCGTCTATCCTTAGTAATTCAATTAGTAGTCTAAGCATTTCGTGTTATTATTATTTCGTTTGTTTGTCCGTTGTCGAAAGTTACCAAAATGGTAATTGTTCCACCTGCTGAATCTTCCGTTATTAATGTTTCCCCGTCTTCCGTTGTTATATCAATTTCGCTTTCTGTTGTGATAGTTGTTTCGCTCGAAATTGGAATACAAATCGTTACTAAACTGTCTTCCGTTCCGCTATCGGGTGTCATTGTTACCCCTGCTGTTGGTGTCGTTAATTCAAACGAAGTCGCATCGTTAGGAATAAAAATCATTACTTCAAAGCATACTGCCGAAGTTGGCATATTGAAAATAAGCGGTTGTAATATCGTTCTGAAATCCTGCAATAAAGTAACATCGCATAAACCCGTTGTAAGGTTCTGTTTAATGTCGTTTATTAGGTAACGTTTATCCTCAATCACTAACCTATCGTTTAATTTTAAGCCGTTTAATTTCGATATTGGTAGCATCGTTTGAAAGTTGTACAAACGCTGTCTTAAATCGTATAAAGTCGTTAAGTAGTTACTCCAATAAGTAGCGAATAAACTATTGCTAATCGTGTTTAGGTAAAAGCTCGAAATTTCAGCACCCCAATTCAAAGAGTAGTATTGTTGGTTATATTCCAAATCCTGGCCGAACGGCATATAAGTATTTAGGGTAATAAAGCCCAATTCCCCTGCAAAAAACTCTATCGGATTAGCTGTTATATTTTCAGAATCATTCATATAGAGTAACATCGGTTTAGGTGTTATCGGTGCGCCGTTTGAATCCACACAATAACCAACTTGAATATTTACATCTGTAAACTTTTGCTGTAATAAATTCTCGAAAGGTAAATCAATTTTGAAATCGCTTCCGTCATTTTGAAATACGTTTCTAAGGTTACCGTATTCAGCTTGGTTAAACCCAAAGAATTTACGGTTTAAAATAGTTTCGCTTCGTTGATAATTGAAATCTATTTGCTTGTAAAGTTTAACCCTGCTAACGTCGAAAGTGTCGTTTGTGTTTAGTGTTATGTTCTTAATCGTTCCTTTAGAATACCAACTTTCGAGCGTTTCAATTTTAAATTCAGTTGCTGTAATTCCCTCAATCGTTAAGTTGAACATTTTAAGCAACCCACTAAAAAAGTCGCTAATCTTAATATCTGGGCAAAGTGCGTTTAGGTTAATATCTAAATTCGGAGTGATAGTGTCGCAAATAATTGTTAACGGGTCAACTCCATTTATTAAACCTGCTGAATAACTAGATATTATTTCAAAGTCTATTGTATTTCCCGTTTCTGAATTGATAGCGAAACTTATTTCCGCTTCAATTCCCTCGATTATCCTATCTGAAAACAAACTTAATTCCTGGACTCCTTGACCGTTTACCGTTGATACTAATAAACCATTTTTAAAAGTCTGAATTGAATAACCTAAAGTTGAACTTGTTACGCTTGTAACATTTATCGAAAAATCTAAATTGTTTAAAGGCGCTAAACTCCCACCAATTGAAATAGTCGGCGCACTTGAATAGCTTATAGTTGAATCAATTAAATTAACCGTTCTTGTAAGTAAGTCCCCACTAAACGAATCAAAAGTAACAGCATCAAAGTTAAAGCTAATCGCATCGTTTGAAGCATTTTTTAAATACAGAAATAACCGATTGAAAGCCTTTGATTGAAAGAATACAGAATCAAAAGTTATTCCGAATCTGTTTTGCATCGCTTCTAAAATAGCGTTAACACGAATCGCAGGTAGTAATTCCCCTAAACTTAAAGAACCTGCTAAAATGCTTATGTCGTTTGCCGTTCCCGTTCCGTATTCCCACTCCCTATCGCTCGAAATTAAAGGAAATCGAACATCGTAAATATCAAAAGGGTTTATTATCCTTTGCTCTACATTTGCACCGCTATATTCAAACGAATAAGGTGTTAAATCCAAATCGCTTAACTTCAGTTCTCCAAACGTATCTTTTAGCGAAGTAAGGTGTCCGAAAAACTGAACGTTATAACAATACGGATTTCCGTTCTTTATTTGCCCTTTATCAACTGAAAGTTTCCCACGTCTAAACGGTATCGTGTCGATTTCTATGTAAGCATCAAACGTTATTTGGTAATCGAATATTTGACTTATAGAACTTTCCTCAAAGTAGTTTATAATTGAAGCGTTGTAAGGTGTTGCAGGAATTGTAAACCCTTGCGTAAAATCGCTAAACACTTTGCTAATATCCTGAACGTTTTGAACGCTTGACGAAAGCTCGATTGTTTCATCGTTGAACAATTCCAAACGCTTATAAGCATCGTTAACCTTTACGAATAATCCTACTTCTCTCATCGTCTATAATCGTTTGAATAACTGAACGTCAATTGATAATTTATTAAGCCGTTGTTTATGTTTTGCTGTATTTCGATTGACTTACTTTCAACGTTGGCAAAGCTATCGTTTAATAGGTTGTATTCACTTGTTAAAATGTCTTTAATCACTTGCGAATAGCTTTCATTTACCCAACCTGAATTAACCGTAATTTTTTCACGTGCTGAAGTGTTAAACGTTTGGCGCTGTTTACCAATATAAAAGTTTGAATCAACATTTTGAAAGCGTTTGAACTCTGAATTTTCAACGCTAAATTCTTGCTTATTGGCTTTGTAAAACCACGTTGTTATAAGCGCGCCGTAAGTGTTTAAATATTGAACTTTGATAGGTTCGTAAGTACATTCGCATTGTGGTAAAAATGTCCACGTATTAACAACTCCGCTACTATTATTTAAGAACTCTACTTTCGTTCCGTTGGCGTATCTCACACCGTTTATTGAATAAAGTTTATTTGCTGTTAAAACTTCCGTTTCTGTTGCGCCGTTATATAAATCAGTCCAACGAATTGTTTTATTTGTAGCGTTCGTAATCAATGGAAATAAAAACTTGTTTGTTACTCCACTCGGTGCAACGCTGAAAGATTCAAAAATGCTACCGCTCTCGATTGTGTATGTTCCGAAAGGGCAAGGGGTGTCTTCGGATAGGGTGGCTTGTGAAACATTAAAATCTGGGGACTCCGCAACATACCAAATAAATCCTTCAGCAATTGGGTCTCCCCAACCAATAGAAAAAATTTCATATCCTTCTATTTCAAGTCCGTAATAATTTTTACCATTATCAACCCCTACCTTCTCCACCTCCACCGTTACAGGTTCTCCATCTAATAATTGATAAGTAACGCTAATCGTGTCGCAACTATTTAAGTCGCAACCGCCTAAAGTGTAATAGGTATCTTGTTTTAATAAACCCCCAAAGAAAACGTTACCGAAATCACCATACATCGCTTGGTTTGTTGGCGGTGTTCCTATGAATAAAGGTTGGTAAATACCGTCTGAATCTAAATAGTAATTCTTTATTCTATAATTTACAAAGTAATTATCTTCTAATAAAGTTGCTGAATCAGTATCGGTAACCCCAAACTCTATAAATTCAGCTAAAAACGGACTAATATTATAATAGTTCGCTGTATCTGTTGCACTTGCAATCTGTTTCGTAAAGGTATAAGTTGGATTTGTTGGTGGCGTGTCCCCGTTCCAAATAAACAACTCTAATTTACTACCTAATTGACCAGGCCAATTGATAGTAAATAAATAAGGTCTGTTAACGAATATCATTTTCTTTTAAAGTTTTGTATCATAATTTGGTCGAATAGTCTTTCAGCTTCTAATCCGTAGGTTTCTACTAATTCATTAGGTAAATTCTTGTATGCACTTTCAAATGGTTTAGAGAAAAATTCAGTCGGTTTAATTCCTTTATTCCAGATTGAACGTGTTATTAAATTTGCCGTTTGTTGACTTGACATAAAGCGTCCCGTTTTTCTATCCTTAAACTGAATTTTGCGAGCTTTTACCCACTTGTAAATTCCATCACTTAAACCGCCTTGTTTTCCCGTTCCCGTTCCAAACTTAAAACCACTTAACGAACGTCCCGACTTTACGCCCTTAACCCCTCTATCCTGAAAGTAGCCGTAATCCAACATCGTGAACAATATCTGAATACTATTTGGGCTTTCTTTAACATCACCTTTAATTGAATTATAAAGCGCCTTAGAAACGTTTTTATTCTTAGTTGTAAGGTTTCGTTTAGATTGACTAACGACGTGCTGTTGAAAGCGCTGTAATGCCGTTGCGGTTGGGCTTAACATATTGGCATATTACTTGGAAGTGTAACATCGAAAGTCATTTCCCAACCTGCTAAACCATTTTCAAAGCGCATCACAAACGGCGTTAAATTAGCATCTCCGATTTCTAATATTTGGTACTCACGTCTAAACTTTTCAAACACTCGGTTAAGCGTGGTTAAGGTAGCGTTTAGAATATCTATTTCGTTGTCGTTCCCTCTAAATTGGTCGGTCGTTGGTAGCTTCGTAACGTCTAAAATATCCATACAAAGAATAGTAACGTTAAAGTTTATAGTTGCTGAAACAAAAGAACCTGAATTAACAACAACGTGTGCCAAAGGATATAAATTCTTTTTGTTAATATCAACGCCTGAAATATCTCCCTGCGTGATTGTATTAACCAATCCAGTCGCTTCAATTTCTTGTTTAAGTATGTTTAGTAATTCGTAGTACTTTGTCATTGTTGGTGTCTTAATTTCATTCTTTCAATTTCCATTTGTTCAATCTGTTGTTTCTGTTTTTCGAACGTTAAGAACGTTAAAGCCTCAGTAAGTTTTCGTTTTCCGACAAGTCCAATTTGCTCAAATTTTCCTCCAGCAAGTGCATAATAGAACGAATACCAACCCCACTGTTTTCCGAATTGAGTTCTTTCGTTAAACTCGGATTGTTCTTCAGTTCCCTCTCCAAAAAGGACGGCATAGCGTTTAGCAATTCTTTCGCTAAATTCCAAAAAAAAACCCGTGCAGAAAGTGCTATATCTAAAGGGCAAAGTTTGAATATTTCCCCCATATCTTCGGAGTAGAAATATTTGTGTATTTCATATTTTCCTTTAACCTCTAATTTAACAGGTCGGTACATTACAGCCAAAGCCATGTGAAAAGTGTCCCACGATTTCATAAGTTGCTCTAAGTTCGTAAATTCTTCGAGCGTTAAATCTTCGAGCTTTGGAATAAACCCGTATTCTATCCCGTGTAAATTAAATCTAGGTTGAAATTTTGGCTTTTCGTTAAAGATTTGATTGAAGCTAACTAATAACTCATTAACATCTGTTAAACGCATTTTAACAACGTCTTTAAGTTCAATACCGCAGAATATTTCAATCATTTTTTGTGCTACAAAATCTTCATCGTTTGAAGTTTCGCGCATCTTTACAAATGTTTGATAAGACTTTAATGGAATATCTTTTAATGACGTTGGAACGATTAATTCAAGTTTCATATAAGTATAATTAAATTTTTGATTTTTGTACCACTAGAAAATTCCGTACACTCCTTTTTTCTTTACAAGTAAGTCCCAAACGGCATAGCCTAACGCATCGAGTAAGTGGTTAAAGTTATCAATAGGGGTTTCGGATTTCCTATCGTGCCAGGAATAGTTGTTAAGTTCTTTGATTAAGTTCGTGCTATTTTCGTCAATTATTAATTCATAATCTTGAACTAACGCAATTCTATCTGTTATCTTTGGTTTTTCAATTCCCTTAATGTTTAAACCTTTGCTTTTTAATTCACTAATCAAACGTGGTTCGGCGCTATCCGCTACAATTAGCCCGTTTAACGCAACCAATTTAGAATTAAGTACAAATATATCGGACGTAGTTAAACCTGCTTTAAATAGTAATTCTTTTGCGTAAATTCTTTTTTGCTTGTTGTCGATTGAAACTTGAATTAAAGTAGTTGGGTCTATGCTAAACCCGAAATCCTGACCGTAACAACTTAAATCACTTTGTAAGTATTCTCCTATTTTCCAATTAGAATAAATTACCCCCTCAGCTTTATCCAACCAACCGCCCAAAATAACGTGGTTAAATTTGTGAACGTTGTTTCGCTTAATACTTTCAATTTGATTTATAAACGATTCCGATAAATTGGTTATGTTATCTTCGTAAGTGGTATGAATATAGGTAGCATCGCCTTTCGTTAAATTACTGCCCTCGTTAACTCCCCTTTGCTCAAAGAAACGTGAATAAATAAAGTGTTCTTTTGTTGAAGGGTTTAAGATTAAAATTACTCGGTTCTGTTTTGTTTTATGCCTAATTGATAAGTCTATTTTGTCGAAAGTATCTTCGTCGGTAAGTTCTTCGGCTTCGTCAAGTACCCACGTTGTAACCCCTGCTAACGATTTTAAGTTGGCTGTTTGTTGACCGCTCGAAGTCTTAATACCTTTGAAGATAATCTTTGAACCCGTTACTAAATTGGTTATTTCATCTTTGGTAATTAAAAACTCGTGTTCTTTTCCTAATAATTCAATCTTTTCAATAAACTCGGGTATAATTGAAATATGAGCCGAAACAAGTGTGTAACGTGAAAACAAAATAACGTGTCCTGTTTCGTAAGTTAGCAATAGAATAAAGAAATTTACCCCAAATGATTTACCCGAACCTCTACCTCCCGTACAAATAAAATACCTACTATCTGAAGCTAACGGTTTATATTTATCGCTTAGAGTTATCAAAGTTAAATAGTTCTTTAATATCGGTTTGGTTAACGTTAATCGTTTGGTCGATTGTTTCTTTTGGTTTACCTAAATAGTACTCTAAGAACAATTTAATAGCGTTTACGTCTTGCGTTTGTATTGCTTTATCTTTTAGAACTTTTATAACTTGAACAACCTCATCTGAAGTTGCTGCTAAATCTAAAAGCTCTTTGTATTCGTTTTTTCTTTTATCAGTTCCGTTTGACTTTGTAGAGTGTCCCCCGTTTAATTTTCTTTTATCCATAATTAATACAAATTAATAATTAATTATTTTTCGTATGCGTTAAACACTTGTTTTAGTTCGTCAATCATATCAATCCAACAAGTAACGCATTGAGTTGCTCCAACGTTTGTGTTAAAAGTTGTGTTGTAAATGTTTAGTATTACGTCCTGCTCGCTTGGTAGTATTGAATTACGTTTGCGTTCAAAGAACAAAGTTAGGTATTCGTAATGATTTTCGGTTAAGCAATTTGGTTTTTTGTAAGGAAATAACTTGTTAAGTTTCTCTTTACGTTCGTTGCAACCACAATCTTCGCCTAATATCCATTTCGCTACTTTGTCAATTCCAACGGCTTGTAATCCTGCTTCAATTGTATCACCTAATCCTTGTGGTTTTTTAGTTCTTGGTTTTCTCATATTCTTTCAAATTCTTCGTTAATAAAATCGTAATAATCTTCGCCAACTGCTACTCTTAATCGTTCCTTACAGCTCTTTAAACTTTCATAAATCGAAGTTAGTGAAATATCCGCTCCTCTTGAAATTTTGCGCATTGGTATTTTCTTTTCCACGTGCAAATGATATAACTTTTGGTCGTATGGATTCCACGTGTTAACTTCCTGAACGATAAAAGTATATATTTTTTCTTTAGCTTCAAAGAAATTGATATTTAACTCGTTTGTGCTTAGTTCCTGGATAGCATCTAAATCTAGCTTAATCGCTTTCTTTTTTTCACGTTGGTATAGCAGGAACGAATTACGTAAACATAACCAAATGTAGCCTTTATTCACTTTTCCGTTAGTTAAGTATTTTTCTGGGCTTGACCACTTGTAAAGCATTAGGTAAGTTTCTTGCACTAAATCTTCAGCGAAGTTACGTTCTCCAAATGACTTAATGACATTAACCCATTCTTTGTGATGTTGTGCTACTTGGTTAAGTTCTTTCAATTTTCTACTTTTTGAATATACCACCAACGTGGCGCAATTACTTGACCAATTAAATCATCATCTTTGTAGTCTTCGCCGTTCCAAATAACTTGAGTTACTTTGTAATATTCCACTCCATTAAAGCTGTTTAGCTTCACTACTTCGCCAACGAAATAACAATCGCCGTCTTCGGTGTCTTTAATTTTATCTCCTATTTTCAGCATCTTTAATTATTTAAAAATTGAATAATTTCTTGTTCTAAAAAATCAAAAAGTTGTTTATCAATTTTACTTTTACATTCCATTTTATTAGTAGTAATTTCAAAAGTGCAAGCTAATTGTAACTCGGGTAAATGCGCCCAAACGGATTCTAATTTCCTTACAAAAATACCATTTTTATAAACGTCGATAATCGCTACTTTATTTCCTTTCATACTTCGCTTTCTAATTTCATACACAATTCACAGTAAGCGATCATTCTATCCAGTGCTTGACCTACCTCTGTAGGATTTGGCATTGGTAGTGGGTCTTCGCTTTCGTCACGTCTCCAACGTTGCCAGTATTTGATTAGTTCTAAATCTTCTTTTGTCATTGTATCGGTATTAATTGCTGTATCTCTCTTTGGAACTGCTCGAAGTCTTTCCACTTGCAAAGGTAGTAAATGCCACCGTCTTTTTCTATTTCAGCTTTGCGTTTTAATTGCGACTCTCGAATAGTATCTTTTCCAACTTTGACTTCCAAACTTAAGAATTTCCCGTAAATAATCCCTTCAATGTCGCTCATTCCTTTGTTTGAACTTGGAATAAATCCAACTCCTGGACGATATTTTCCCTCACTTGAAATTCTACGAACTGAACTGCTACCGTAAACGTATCGCAAATAATCGAGGATTAGTTTTGTTATGCCGTTGGTGTTTGCGTTCGGTATTTTTACAGTTTCTTTTTTCTGAATAACAAATTCGTAAGGAATACCGTTATCAGTTTGTCGAACCTCAACCAATCGTTTTTTAACAATACGTTTTTTATTTAAGTCGTATTCTTTAAAGGTAACTTTTGAAGCTGGAACAATCGTGTTTAAGCAGTCCACCATATGAACGTATTGAATAAATTCTTTTAGGGTGTAAATAGTCATAATGTTTCTAATTTTTTAACTGCTTTTAAGTAAGCTAAATGTGCGCAAATTTCACAATTAAAATAACCTAAATGTTTTTTTATTCCACTTATTTTAATAGACGAAAGCCATTTATTATTTTGCTTTTGAAAACAAACTCCTTTGTATTTACTTTTATATTTTTTTTGATTTCTTCGAGAGTTAAAACGATTTGTAACTATTCTAAGGTTTGACACGCAATTATTTAAAGGGTTTTCGTCTATATGGTCAATAACTAATTCAAATCCACAAGTTTTATGACCTAAAAAAACAATTGCAACTAATTGTTGAGCTCCATAACTACGATTATTTACTTTATAAGTTAAATAACCGCCTCTATTAATTGAACCTTTTAATTCTTTTACTTTGCCACGTTTAAACGACTTTACACGACCTTTTGAACTAATTAAATAATCTTCAAATCCTTCAATTGTTTTCCACTCCTCAATCATACCGTTTCTATTTTAAATTGTTGTGAATAATTACCAGTTGCTATTAGTTGCTTTTTTTTCCATAGTGCTAATTGACGGCTTGGAAAATACCAAACCTGAAAGTTAGCGTAAATTAATTTATAAGTCATTTAATGGATTTTTTATAATTCCTTTATAATTACAACAAGTAAACGCATTGCACCAACCGTCAATTAAATCGCATTCAAATACTGGAAAAAACTCTAACGTTTGGTCTTTTACATCAACGTAAACTGCAAAGAATAATAAAGGGTAATATTCCATTTCTGTTTCTTGTTCAAATTGACCTACTAATCCTTTTACTTTTTGTAGTTCTACAAATTTTAATCCTTCAAATTGTGTTTTCATTTTATGTTTATTTTATACGTTTCAAATTTCTGTTTTAACTGCTCGTTTTGTAGCTCCAAATCTCTAATATAACTTTGCGATTTATTGAAGTATTCTTGAATCAAAAGCAATCGGTTTAACGTTTTCTCAAATCGCTGAATTACTTTAACATTTGGTAAGTCCTCTTTTTGCTTTGCGATTAAGTTACGTTCAACTTCAATAATAATATCGTTTAGGAAATAACCTGAGTGTTTATATTGCGTTTCCATAATCCAACTCATATCGAGTTTTTTCCACGCTTTATCGATTTCCTGCGTTTCTGCTAACATCTGTTTTATTGAATTCATAACCCTGCTTTTTTATTTAGTTCGTCCCAAATTTCGGGCGGTTCTTGTTTTGTCGTCGGTTCTTGTTTGTTGCTTACAATCATTATTTTAATATTGTTTGAAGTTGCATCAAATGTAAATCCGTGAAAATTACAATATTTTTTAATAGCTTGAGTAACTGCCGTTTTACTTTTTGCGCTGTTTCGTTTTACACTATCAACATAATTATTATAAAACTTTTCGTAAGTGTGCCACTCGTTTAATTCAAGTGCTGAAATACAATTATATAATTCAGTGGTTAATTCCAATTGAAATTTCTTTAATGGTAGTGAAATTTGTTCGTAAGGTACTAAACCATTATTTAAATATTTCGTTAAACATTGAACCATATAAGAATCAAATTTTGACCATTCTTTATAGTCCCAATCTGTAAATAATTTGTGTCCAAAATAATCAATCGGTTTATAACTTGAATTAAAAAAGCTACTTAATTCTAATTCAAATCTCCTATCTTCGTGGCTTCCACCTTTTCCTTTAATTGTGTAATTTGTGGTAATTAAAATCTTTGGAGAATCTTTAATCGAAAGTTTAATTGTATCTTTTCCTTTATAAGTAATTTCAATTCCCTCAGTAATTACGCTAAATAAATTTTCGAAATCAAAGTTTTTTCTTACATCGTCCCAAACTAAAACTTGGCAATCTGTTTTAACTCCCTGATAAGGAAACGCACTATTAAAGTCAAAAGATTTTCCATTCAATGATTGAACTTTTTTTAAGTGGCTCAAAGCATTCCAAAAAATACCTTTTCCACTTCGACCGTTTGGGTCTTCGCTTATTGCTTCATCATTTAAGATAATAGCTTTGTTTTCATTATCGTTATAGCTATGCAATAAGTAACCTATAACAGATTGAAAAGAATTATAACGTTTAACTGCTAATTCATATTTATGTTTTTCTTCAACTGTTGGGTTTTCTGGCAAATCAAAACCGCCTGAAATCAACCAAATGAAAGTTCTATATTCGCATTCGTGGTGATCTGAATCAACGTAATTTCTTTTTATAACTTGATCTTCCCAAACATAAACCCCAAATTCTTTATAATCTTTTAATTTGTATTCATTTTTGTTTATTTCTAAAACTCCATTTTGGTACATTAAATAACTGGTGTCCTTAGTATCTTTTAATATTTTCAAATCTTCTAATTCTAACATTGAAAGAAAATCACGTTTAAAAATATTACCTTTTGAAGTCATTAAATTGTAGGCTTTTTCTCCTAATTTGTTTTTAATGATAAAATCTAAAACAAAATCTTTAACCTCCCAATCGTCTTTAATTTTCAAAAATATGCCGTCTTTTTTTATAAGATTAAAAGTGCTGTTATCATTTGGTCTATGTTTTGAAAATTGGTGTTTCTCTAAAAATATTTTGAAAGCGTAATTATTCAAAGATATTTTTCCGTTTTGGTCTTCGTTAAAAAATTCTCTTTGGCTCATAACTTACATTCTTTTAAATAATTTAAAACCTCTTCAATTTTTTCTTCTGGAAAGTCCCAAAGTTTTTTTACTGCATCGTAACACGAAAGCATAAAAATATTATCAACCATTCTAGCACACTTGTTATTTAAATAACTAATCCAAGTTGTTTCACGAAAATTAAAACTCCATTTTCCTCGAATCATTGTTTTTAACTTTTGCAGGTGTTCTTCGTTGTTTTCTTTTACAAGTATTTCGTGTAAAAAAATGTAAAATTCTTTTTTTTTCATTTGACGTAATTTTAAATAAAAGAAACACAATCAAGCTAGCCACGTCAAAGGCAGGAGAGTTTTTCACTTAATTGTGTTTCTAAAAAAATATTTTTCTGTAATTGACGTTATTTCAGATGCACAAATATATAAAAAGTTTTGTAATAAAACGAAAATGTTTACTTTTTTAATCATTTTTTTTTAAAGTCAACATAAAGTCAACATAAAGTCAACATTGTAAAAGTTAATAGCAATAAAGGTTTCAGCTATATTTGTTTACTTATTGACTTTTTTCTGTCATTTTTTTTTAAAAATATGTAAAAACTCTAAAAACCTATAAAATATAATATAAGTATAGGAGAAAAAAACTCAATAAGTCAACATTTCAGCATCAAACCCTTATAAACATTGATTTAGTTTTATGTTTAGTTAGTATTGACTTTGCTTTTTTACCCCTAAAAAGTCAACATTTGACACAAAAAAAGCCTTACAACTTAATGCAAGGCTTCAATTAAATGCATCGTGTTACTTGAATTTTACCGTTAACGAATCTTTGTTGTAGCTAGTCGATACTTTTGGAACTTCAACGCCTTCATCATCATAAATGGTTGATTTCTGAGCTACCTTTAACAACTCTTCACGTGCTTTTAACTTCGCTTGTAAGTTGCTGTAATATAAATCTTCGGTGTAATTCAAACGACCTGCGCCTTGTTTTTTGGTAAATTCAACAGCCCCCAGTTTAAACGTTTTCTCTACGTATTTATCCGCTTCAATACGTGCCATTTCGTCAATCTTTACTTTTGCTTCTTTAAAGATTTTCTCCAGTTTGTTGAATGAAGCGAACGCATCTAAGGGGTTTACTACTCCATTTTCAACCGCTTCAATAATTGCGTTAACTCCTTGCGTTGTTTTTTCAATTACGTTCGGTTGTGCGTTGTGGTAATCGTGTTCTTTTGCTTGTAAGTCAATGTCAACTTGTTCTAAATGTTCCATATTATTGTTTGTTTTTTGCTCGTAAATAATTCAAGTATAATTCAATATTAAAGTGTCCGTTGTTATTCCAATAACTCTCGATGTCTGCTAAATTCATTTCTTAAGGTTTAAAAGTTCAATTGATTGCGTTCCCGTAAATATAAATTTCTCTTTAGCTTGTTCAATGGTACGTTTACCGTCTAAAATCGCTTGCTTAATAGCTTCAAACGTTGGCGCATCGCATTCAGTTTTTTGCACTTTAACTGGTTGCGAAGCGTGTTGCCCGTCATCGTCAACAGCTTGTAACGACATTAACGATTGAAGTGTGTAACGTCTGAAATAAGTAACGGCGCTTCCTAATTGTTGAGGGTTTAAATTGTTTGGTAGGTCAATATAACTTTCAATACTAACTGAATCAGTAATGCTTGTTATAATTGTGAACACTTTGCCCTCTTTAATTGGCTGTAACAGCACTAAACCTTTATCTAGTAGTATCGGTTCAACTGCTTCTATTAAAGCGTTTAAATCCGCATAAGTGTTTTTAAAGTGTGGATTTTTAGCATTCTTTGCTACTTTTCCAATTTCGAGTTTAGCCTCGTGTAATTTTTGATAAATGTTTTTTGTTTCCATAAGTGTTTAATTTTCTGTAAATCTAATTTTAAATAACCGTTCAAAACTTGTTATTGTGATGAACGGTATTATTCAATGATGAACGGTATTACCAAGGTAAATCGTCTTTTTCTTCGTTTGGTGCGTTTGGATTCATTACGGGTGCATTACCTACCTTTTCAATTTTCCACGCTTCTAACGTATTGAAATACTTAGTTTCGCCTTGTGGATTAGTCCACGCTCTGCCACGAATATTAATAGAAACATTAACTTGTTCTCCTACTTTGTAAGCGTCCAAATAGTCGCATTTATCTTGCGTTAATTGAAACTCGATTGACTGTGGATATTGGTCTGCTGTTTCAACTACAAACGTTCTTTTCGAGAATTTCTCGCTTACTACTTGCGTGGCATTGATTACCACTAATTTACCTGCTACTTGCATATATTTGATTTTAATTGTTACTAATCTATTGTTTCTTGTTCATTTTCTTCAAAAGGACTCCAACCCTCTGAAAATTCTTTATTTGAAAACATTTCTGTAAGTCCAGATATTTGAGTTAATCTTAAAACTTCGTCTCTATCCATTCCTAATTCCTTAGAGATTTTAGCATCACTCCAATTACGTTTTTTTAAGTCAACTACAATTTCAGACATTGAATCAACTTTATGTTTACCTCTTGCTCTATTATGTCGAATAGTTGAAGCTACCCTATCGTTTTTACCGTTTTGAGATTCACGAATTGTAACAACAGGTAAATATCCATGCACTCGTTTTTGAATGTCTTCACATTCTTTACCTACTCTATTTCTATGGAATCCATCAATAACCTCTCTTGTTTCGTTTCCGTTATCCATTGAAACAATTGGTTGGGTATATCCATCGTTTGAAATTGAAAGCCTTAAAAGTTCCATTTCGGGTGGCGCAACACTATTTGGGTTATAGTCATTTGCATAAACTGTATTATTTTTCACCCAAATAACACAATCAACTGGTTCAGAATTAAAAGGACTTATTTTATGTAATTGCATTTTTATTTCATTAATAGCAGTTACTTTTTCATCCAATTTCATATTGGATATTTCTTCTAACAATTTATTTAATTTTTCAATCATAATTTTTCATTTAATTTTATTAATAAGCTATGTATTTGAAATAATCTTTTTACTATTTCAAAATATTTTTGTGTGTCAATTGTTATTTCTTTTATTTTAAAATCAGAACTATTTATAAAACATATTTTATCTGCTCCATAAAGATGTTTATATGTTGATAGTTGAAGTTTTGTATTTAAATAAATATTTTTATTTTTTTTAAAATCACAAATAAATATTTGATTTTCTTTTTTTAAAATTAAATCTATTCTACCATTTATGAAATCATTTTTCACATCAACTTCAACTCCAATTATTTCAAAATCTTTAATTTCTTTTTCAAAAATTTCACAACCTTTAAATTTCACACCTTTTTTTATAAATAATTCAATTTGATTATGATTATTAACACCTTCAGATTTGCTTTTAGATTCATAATCATTAATATTTATACCTTCTAAACCAATTTTATTTGCCCAATAAATTAAATTAGGTTTATTAAGTATGTCTAATAATTTAGTTACTGAAATCATTTTGTTTTGTGATTTAATCGTTGTTGTTTTTTCAAATCTAAATATCTTTGATAAGCATCTGTTTTTTGTTGTGTAAATCCTAATCCTTTACACCAAAAATCATTTCTCAAAAGTGATTTACAAATACGTCTCCAACTTGGAGTTAATTTTTTAGATTCAAGTATTTGTGGTGCTTCGTCTGGTATCTCAACTTCATAACCTCTTTCTTTCCACCATTTCTCAAAAACATATATTTTGTTTAAGTAGTGTTCTTTTGTAACCTCTGGAATTGAATTTAAGAATAATTCAGAAAATGATTTCCACGTATGACCTTTTGGTTTTTTGATTGAATTATAACCATTTATTGCACCGCTTTCGTTTACGTATAATGCACCAGAATTTGCACCGTTTACCCTTGCTACTACTTTTGCCCACGTTTCAGGCTCTATTAAATGAAACAACCATAAACCTCTTCTTTGGTCGTCTCCATAAGGCTGACAAATCCGTTGTTGATGTATTGATAAACCTGCTTTGAACATTAATTCATAAAGTTGATTATATCTTTTGTTTGGGAATTTAGCGTGAAAAATCCAAATATCTTCTGTTTTCCAATCGTAAATAGGATAAACATTAAAAACATTTTCAGTAACTTTTGTAGTATAAACCTTTTCTTTGAAAATAACTTTTGTAGTTGAACTTATTGTTCTGTATCGGTTTAAAGATTCATCGCTTCTAATTCCAACTAAACAAGCCGTTAATTTTCCTTGTGAATACCATTCACCAAATTCAGGAACAAACTCTTCAAACTCCATACCGTCACTAAAAAATGGAAAATAATCTAAATCTGAAATGCTTTTTTCTGGCAATTCTCTTATCCAATCTTCTTTTCTTTCAGAATCCCAACATTTCCAAAACGGTTCGTAAACAGAAACAGCATTTCTTAAATGGATAGGTAAACAAACCCAATATAATTCAATCCATTCTGAATACTCATTTATGCACGCTTCTAAATGTTCAATAGTCATTTTATATTGACCTTCTAAATCAACAATTAATAAGCCTATTTTTTGATTTCTTTGCTTAGCTATTTCCATAACTAAATGAAGCATAACGGTTGAATCTTTTCCTGCTGAAAATGATAAATAAATCCTTTCAAAATTATCAAAAGTGAAATTTATTCTTTCAATTGAACAATCGAAAACATTCTTTTTTAATCCAATTTTAGGCATGTTTGAATGTATTTGTTTTGGGTTTCCCAAATTGTTAATACTTTTTCTGCTATTTCATTTGACCTTTTTTTTACTTCATTTGATAGTAAACTCCAAGACTCCATTGTTACGGTATTTGGCGCACCACAAAACAAACAACAAGCTGATTGACCTATGTAGGCGATTTTATTCATTGATTCATTTGTTAAGTTGTGTTCACACGAATATTTCCATTCGTTAATTACTCGTAACATAAATTGTTCTGTAAGTTTTTCAGAGTTAAACATTTCTAAAATTTTAGAAATAAATACCTTTTTTTCTTCACCAGAGCAATTATTGTAAAATCCGTTTTTGTGGTCTTCCCACAACCAATAAGGGTGATAAATTCTTTTCATATATTTGTTTTAATTGTTACTTAATTTATTTTTTAACCTCCATTGATGATTTGCTAATTTGTAAAAGAACTCTTCTTCACGCTTAATTCTTTCGTTACGTGCTTCAATTATTCTACTTACAACATCCTCCCATTTATCAAGGCATTCTTGAATCACCTCGTTATTCGGAACTTTTCCAGTGTTACAAATTGGACAGTCTTCGTGTTCGTCAAATTGTGGGTTTTCATTCGGTGTTCCGTTGATTATTACGTACGCATCACCTTGACACGTATCGCATTGCTTATAAAAGTTTAGTGTTTCCATAGTGCTAAATTATATTATTTACTTACTTACTTTTCCGCTTATGTGTTGAACGGTTGTATTAGGTGTTGAGTGGTAAAAGCCATTGAAAAACTTGAACAAGGTGGCGAACCATCTAAAATATCCAAATTATACAATTCTTTAGGTAAATCTTTTCTCTTTGCAAAAGTTGTTATTGATTCGTGAAAGCTAAATTTAGGATTGTGATTTTCTTTATAAACTTCAATCATTTTTTTATCAATGTCGTTGTGTCCAATAACATCAAACCCTGCTAATTTATAGCCCATTGTTGAGCCACCACCACACGCAAAACAACTAAATACTTTTCCTTTGTCTTTTGTGAAAACTGCATCTTTTAAATTCCAGTTGTACGGAAATCTGTGTTCGCTTTTCATTTCGTATTATACAAATGTTCGTAATACTGTTTGCGCCATTCCGTTGTATCTTTTTTAACGGCTGTAACGCTTTCTTTAGTGGTTGCTTTAGCTTTCGGCTGTTCGTTCTTAATAATCATTCCTAAACCACCTAAAAATAAGAATAAAGGAATATAAAGAAACGGGTCTTTTAGAAAGTATAATCTAGTGTCTAGTTTCATTTTGATTTGTCTTTTTCAATTAATACTGCGATGTAACCGCTTACGTTTGTGTCTTTGAGTTTCTTAAACGATTGCTCTTTGCAATGCTTTAAGTCGCTTTCACTAATTGTAATCATTACTTTTTTCTTTGCCATTTTATTTTGATTTTATAATTAACTTGATAGTTGCTACTATTGAATAAAGTATTAATAAGTAAACGATTTTCCCTTCCATTGTGTTTAGTTTTTAAAAGGGGCTTTTACGCCCCTTGTTGGTTACTTAGTTTTTTATGTATTCGTAAGTTCTGCTCATGTTTTTATACATCCAACCCTCTTTTTTTACAAATTCTGCATTAACTTCTTTTTTAGTTTTAGCAGTAAATTCAAACATAACTTTTTCAAATTGTGTTCCTTTGTGTCTTGTTACTTTTAAAGTTATCATAATGCTTTTCCGTTTAAGTGTCTACAAATATATATACTATATTTCATATATATACTATAAATACTAAATTATTTTCAATAAAAAAAGCTACTCATTTCTAAGTAGCTGAAAATCAGGCGTTCAACTCCGATTTTATTTTCCTAAAATACTTTCGTGAAGTAACGTATAACTATAAATTCTTGACTTTTGCACCTCAACAAAGGCGTATAAACGATTCATATTGGTAACAGATGCACCTTGACAGCCAGCTGACCAATTATCAACGGTAACTCCACGCCCCATATAGTGAAAGTTGGTAAAAGCTATCTCGCTGTAAATTTTACCTTGCATATCCAATTCAGCATCTTTGTCGTTATCTCTCCAATATTCCATTGGTTTGATTTGTCTAAACGCTTTTTGCTTCATATGTCCGTTATCTAGCAAATTGTAGCAACCTCTATATTGTTTGTTATGCACTAAAATAGCCGTTCCAAGTTTATTCATTGGCTTCAAACGGTAATAAACCCCTGCGTCAGTTGTAATTGGAATAATTAGATCGTGCCTTTTGCCTTTATTATCCCAATAGAAAGCGCCACCCCAATCGTTAAACGTGTTTGCTTTGTTTTCATTTGTACGCACTCCGAAAAGGTTAATACTGAAAGGCTCACGAAATACAACCGCACCGATCGTTTCCATTCCTTTGATAATTTGGTAAATTGTTGGTTTCATAATTTATTTATTACAAATTTAAATAAAATCGGTAAAATTAAACCTATTCCCAAACCTACCCAAAACCAATTAAACGGCTTACGTTCTTTAACTTTAGCAACCTTTACAACTTCTTTAGTTTTCCACTTAGTAACGTAACGCACCGTTTCAATGCTATCACGCTTTAATCTGTATTCTAAGCGCGTTTCGTAACGTGTTGCAGGTATTTGTACTTCTGGGCAATTTAACGGCATCTCAACTAATATTATTGAATCTTTGCCGTTTACCTTAATTACTTTTTCAACGCTTACAATTCGTTCGGTAGTGTCAATCGTACCGCCTTTCTTTAAGAATTTCCCAAAGTGGTAACTTGCTGAGCAACCGTAAAGAATTGAAATCATTAACCACAACCAAAGCGTTCCTAAAATTATGATAAATATTTTTCTGAAATCTAAATTCATTCGATGCCTCCTTTTAAGTCGTTAACCACTTGTAAAAACTGCTCGTTGCCGTCCATTCCACGTTGGATAAATCTAATAATATTCCTTAGTTTTTCAATCTCTTTCGTCTTCAAAACTCCCTTTGTAAATTCGTCGTTATAATCCGCTTCTAGTTCTTTGATTTTATCCGATTGTTCCTGGACTAATTGTTTAAAGTATCTTTCTCTATTCATTTTGTTTGTGTTAAATTGTTAATGTCTTGCTCTAATTTTTCAGCTACTCTTTTGTAGTGGTTACGCTCGTCTTTCAGGTACTGAATACGTTGGTTTTTAATTGCTATCATTACAGCCATTCCAGCGATAATAAACAGCGATGCTAAATTTAGTTCCATTTATTGTGTTTTAAAGATTCGTACATTGATTTAAAAGAATTGTTTTTTAATTCATAAACGCGCCCGTGTTTGTCGTGTTTCACTTTTACAAAGTTTTCGATTGTTTCTTTAAACCTTGCAACTTCGTGAATTAATAAATCGCGTTCGTAAATTATGTATTTATAAACTTCGCTGTTATAAAATCCGTAACCTTTTAATTTATCTAAATCGTTGCGGTGTATAATTATCGAATACTCTTTTTTGCCACCTTCAACACTTACTAATTTAGAACTAACTAAACTTATAAGCACTGAATAACAAATGTTTTTTTCATCTAATTGCTCAAAAATTGTTTTTCCTTTTTCCATTGTATTATTTGTTTTATTGTTACTGCTCTATAAATTCATTTTGCAACCATTGAACGAACGCGCGTTGTATGTTTACTTGTTGCGATTGCGCTTCCAATTCTGCATCGTGAATTATTGTATTATCTGTTTTGCGTACTTCGTCAATAAACAAATTTCCGTATTTCTTTGAAAGTTGGAATAACTTAATATCTTCCATTAAATCCGCCATTACGGGTAAAATTGCAACAACTGCTATTAGCTTTTCGTTGGGTGTAAGTTTTCTCATAGTATCTCGATTTGTGTTGAAGTAACTGCTAACTCTTGTTGATTATAAAAAATAGTGTAATAGTTCAAATGTTCACTAATTATAGGACATTTCTCATTTTGAAATATACAAATTCTCGCAGGAATTGCCTCTTTCATTACGTACTTTTTAACCTTGTAAGTTTGCGCCACGTCATACGCTTCAGCTATGCCACCATTTACTACGATAAACAAATCAGGTTTTTCGGAGTGTTGTAGTTTTAAAATCGTTCGTTTCATATTTTGGATTTAATTATTTGATATTTTACCCCGTTGATTTCTTCAATTCGTGTTTCTTGAAATTCTACATTTCCAGTAACTCCTAAAAAATCAATGTCGCAATCTTTTTTAGCATTGCAAACAACCTCTTTAACGTGATTCATAACACTACCTAAAAAGTTGGTGTTTTCCGTAATCATTAAAGTAATTGTTATTTTCGTGTTTTTCATATTGTTTAATTTTCCTCAAATTTAACTACTTATAACCTTAGTTTCCTGCAATTGTGATGAACGGTAAAATAGCTTTATGAACGGTAAACGCATAAAAAAGCCCCAAATTTCTTTGAGGCTTCTTAACAGTTAACACAATATGGAGTGCGCAAATATAATACTAATCTTTTAAATCTTCAATTTGTTCCTTACTTCTTTTTGCAAAGTTTATAAATGCTTTCCAAACATCTTTGCCCGTTACACTTTCGTAACTTTCATTAATGCTTTTCAATTCAGTAACTACGCAAAAGAAAGTAAACATTTTAGTTAATACCAAATCAATTGCTATAAAATGCCCTAAAATATCGCTTATAACAAACTTTTCCAATAAGAATATAAATACTATCGCGCCACTATATAAAAGGCTCTTAGAAATCGTGTGTGAAAGTCTACGTGAACGAATCTTTTGACCTTTCCTATAACTTCGCCAAATACCGAAAACAGTATCTAATATAATTGAAACAACCGCTATCAATACAAGTGGTTTTATAGGTGTTAAAATAGAAAAGAACGAAAGTAGTAAAAGTGTTATTTTAGTTTTCATAAATTGTTATAAATTGTAAATGCTGTGTTTGGGTTTTCATCAAGTAATTGTTTAAAGTACTCTAACTTACTTGCATCTTTAAAATCCTCAATCATTTGAGAGTGGATAGTACCTAATACCTCATCTGTTGAGTCTAGGAAAAACGTGTATTTATTAGATTCTATTTTCATATTGTTCCCAAAGTAAGTGATGTAATATTTCCAGAGGCTACAGAAATTGCATTATTTACTGCTTTTACAGAAATTAAATCACCTGCTGCAAAAGATTCTGAATTTGTTGTGTCTGAATAAGTGCCAATTGAACTACCTGCAGGAATAGTAATTGTTATTGCTGTATCAACTCCATTTTTTCTAATTGTCAAAACTAAACTACCACTTGCTGGTTGACTAGCACCTACTCCAAAAAAGCAAAAGAAATTTTTAAAAGTTACAGCATAAGGAACTGGAATTTGTCTTTGATTTTCTGCTGTATTAGCAGTTAAACCTAAAAAAGCAAAAAACCTTGTTACTGGTGTTGCTGCTCCAATTACATTTCCCATTGCAGCACCAAATAAAGGGAACGGATTAGATTGTAAACTTGTGCTACCATCAGCCATCAAGAACTCAGTAGATGTACCCCCAGTCTTAACTATTGTAGTAGCTTCTAATGTACCAATGATTGTAGCAGCGTTACCACTACCTGATGTCTTATTGACTTTAAGTCCTTCATTAGCACCACCCTTAGTGATTAACAATCCTATACCACTACCACTTGTGTGATTAGCTGTAAGTGTATCTGTACTTCCACTATGTGTGAATGTACCTTTTGCAGCATCTAGGTGAAACGTTCCTAAGTCAACATCTGCAGTAGCACCCGTGTATGGAACTAAACCCGTAATACTTGGAATCGTTGGCTTGTTTAATATTTGCGCATCACCACTTGTTGCGTTCCAATCTGCGTTAACGTTTACTTCCGCGCCGTCTTGTATTCCGTCAAGTTTAGTTTTAAGCGTATTCGTGAAATCGTTTGAGCTTAATCCTTTTCCAGGTACTGCATCAACTTTTAAATTTAACGCTGTTACTAAATCGGTTTGGTCGGTAATATCTCCCGTAATTCCACCCCAAACAGCTCCACTACTACTCGCTAAATCTGCTACGTCTTGCGTTGTAATTTTAACCGTTGCGCCGTCTTGAACTATTGGAAGAACTTCCGTACCGTCTAAGGTTGTGCCACTTGTTAACTCACTTATTTTTATACTCATTTTCTTCTATTTTCTTTAAGAACAATTCTAATTTCTTAACGTTTTCTTTTTTAGGTTTGTAACGTTTACAAGTACCAACCTCTACAACTATAATCTTTTTCATTACCTTCGTTTAAGTACCAACCGCCAACGTTAGTTTGACGGCTTGGATTTACATCGTTGTTGCTGTTATAAGTATATTCAGGGAAATCGTTTGAGTTCAAACAAAGATATTTAATCATTCTTTTTACATACGCTTCAGCAATTGAGCGTTCTTTTTGTATAAGAAAATCAACATCTGTTTTTGTTACCGCTTCGCTGTTTTCCGCTGTATGTTTAAACACTCCTTTATTCGCTATTGTATAAGCTCCGAACGGCATATATTCAACCATTGCAAAATGTATCAAAATAGGTTTGCAATACTTGTTAACTAAATGTTCGTATTGGTCTGCTAACGTTTCATTTTCAATCTTCGTTTGTAACGCTTCTAACAACTCGCTACCTAAATATTCCTCTAAATGAATATCCTGCGCCGTTGCAATATATTGTATGAATTTGTCCACGTCCATATTCCCACTCATCGTGGTAAATTTGGTTACGTCGTCTGTTGATATTAATAATACTTTTGGTGTTGGCATCTTTTAATTATTTAGGTAAAAATCCACGTGTTGGCGTGTCAATCATTCGAGTACTTACTAAAGCATCATTCTTAACAACATAACCTAATTTTTCAGCTTTACGAACTGCTATTTGTTTAGTAGTTTTTTTGTCTTTTATGTCAAGTGCTTTCCCCTCAAAAGTTGCGTAAACTTGTTTATTCCATCTATGGTAACAATTTGCACCGCCTTTATACAACCAAATATCGTAAGTGTTTGTTCCTTTCGGGCCAAAACCTGGATTAACCGCTTGTGAACTCATTAACTGAATATCTTCTTTACGATATACTTTTCCTAACTTTTGCATTTGTTCGCAAAATGGTCTTACTTTTCCACTTTTTCCGCCGTCTTTACCTGCATAAACGTAACGCGTAATAAATTTAATTCCGTCAATTACTTCGTCTTGCTTACTTGTAATGTTTGGGCGTGCATCACCCGTTGAAATTAAGTTGATTATTTGCTTAATTACGCTTAATTCAACTTTTGGTTCTTTGCTTAATAGCTCGTTTTCAGCTTCGTCGGTATCGTAGTCAACTTCGAATTCATCAATTAGCAACCAATCAGGATTTACATTTTCTCCAAACAAACTTAAATCAACTTGTTCACTTAATTCCGTTCCCGTTTTTTCTGCAACTTGTTCGTTTGTTTGTGCGTTTTCAAGGTCGATAAATTCTAAAGGTTGTAACGTTTTAAAATACAACTTTAAACTAATCTTATTATAAGCTAACATCGTGTCGAACGCTTCGATTAAACGGTCTTGAATCGGTCTAATAACCATATTGTCAAATAATACCGTTGCCGTCTTTAATTCGTCTGCATTTGAGCTAAAACCGCTCGCTTTTGCAACTCCGAAAATTAAACCGCTTACAACTTTATGTGCTAATAAAATCTTTTCCGTGCATTCCGTTGAAAGGTATTGATAATGTTCTGGCGCATCGTTCAAAGGTATATCAGTAACTTCCGTTTGCAATTCCTTAGAACCGCTAAAAGAAACGATTACTTTTTTACCATTTGGACCCGTTAGTTTTTCTTGTATTTGTGCGCTTCTTAATCGTTGTTGCTCCTCGGTAAATTCTCCAATAATATTAACAACCTTAGTACCACTAAATGAATTTTCGGCATCGTTAATTTGATAGTTCATTATTGACTCTTCCAAATAAGCGTAACCAATCCCACCAATATAAGACGGCATTGCGAAGTACTTCATTCCGACCATATAAGGACGTATGTAAAGTATTTCGATTTTTTCTTTTGACGTTCCGTAAGCAGGAATTAATTTAGGAACGAACTCGCGTGTGTTTTCCCAATTATCCGAATAAAAATAGTTATTGATATTTCCGTCTGCATCGCATTTTTGAGGCGCTAATAAATTTACTGCAATATGAAAACCTTTAACAATAGTATCGTGTTTGTCGTTATAGTGTACTTGGATAGCACATTGACCAAACATATAGAAATCCGTTGCTATTTGTCGAACGTCATTTTTAGATAACATTGCTATCATTTGAGCGTATTCGTTTGGCTTTTTAGAAGCGTCTAACGCACTTAAACCACGTCCGTAAATCAAATGCGTTATTGCATTAATAACGGCGTTGTTCGTGGTCGAATTTCGATAACGGTCAATTATGTACTTAAAATACGAATTGTTTTCCCCAAAAGTTACCCAATCTTTTTGCTTCGACTCGATAATCTTTGGCGCTTCGTATTCCGCTAAATTAAGAACGTAAGTATTATTATTATTACTCATAATGTAATGAATGTATTTTGTGTGGTGCGTTGGATATATCTGTTATCCGTTCCGTCGGTGCAAAGTAATTTATCGTAACAAATTAAAGTATTTTCATTTTTAGCTTCAATTTTATAGAATCTATTGTTTACTAAATCTAAATTAATTGCAATTTCAAAAAAATAACCTTGATTAGTAGCTGTAAATTCCATATATGTAATAGAAGTATTTTCGCTTTCATCAGTTAATAGAATCCTATCAATAGGTTCTGTTAACATCAACTTTAAAATCTGTGGTTGCTCTGTTGTTACTACTTGCATATTAGTATAATTAAAACTTTCAATTTTGTTCTAAAATGAAAAAGGAGGCTATTAACCTCCCTTTCATAAATCAACCTAAAAAAAATTAATCTGTAACTATTGTAGCGTCGTCAAAAATAGCAACTAATTCCGCTTCCGTTGTGCAATCAATAAAGTTTGCCGCTAATCTTTCGTTAGCCGTTAGCGTAATATTATAACCGTTAAAATCACCCATCTGCGTACCGTTTACGATTGACCCTGCCGTCATTGTAGCGCCGTATTCAATACCCATAAAAAAGAATTGACCGTTTCTATTTTTCACAACTACCGAAGGACGCCCGTAAGCCATCAATTTAAAGTTTTTGTGCATTGTAACGTTTTGCTGTTTCAATTGTGCTGTTAACACTTGAGCAACAAAATTAGTTCCGTTATCCGCGCTTGGTGTTTGCGTTTGGTCGAACAAGTTAACCCCTTTCAATTCGTACTTGAATAAAGTAGTAACTCCCGTTACTGCTGTAACTTGGTCGTTTGCGTCGATTGTTACATCTGTTGGGTACGCATAAGAACCTCTATTAATGAAGTAAATCGCATCAATTCCACCAACTGAATCGTAACATACTTCGTTTCTTCCGTTTGTTATTAAACAACTCATATTTTTATGTATTAAAAAGGGCGGTGTTTATTGCACCACCCTTTTGATTTGTAATTAAATTAATTTATTAGTCTTCTGCTGTTGTTGACAAATACCAAACAATTTCGTTAGAGTTAGCGTATTGAACTCCTGCCGTGTAAACCATTCTAAAACGAACCGTTCCACTTAAATCAACAGTGTCCATATCTTTAATTCTTAACTCGTTGTGGTCTGAAAGCAAACCAGTACCAAAGTTCAAGTTTTTCTTTTCGTAAGCTACGAAAGTGTTATCAGGTAAACCTCCTATAATTTCCAATACATAACGACCGTAACGTAATTGATAATCGTTAGAACCTAAACCGTTGTTAATTCCTGCTGAAACTAACGCTTGCGTATAAGCTAAACCAACGTTATCAGATACTCCGATTACTAAATCCGCGCTTTTTCTTACTGCAACAGGAATAGCGTTTAATACTTTCTCTAATTCAGAAACAACGTTGTCTTTATCAATCGCAGCCTCTAAAGGAACAATTCCGTTATTAGCTTTGATTACGTCTGCATCTGCTGTAAACAAAGGAATAAACCCTCCAAAGTGTCCGTTACTTCCACCGTTACCCGTCCAAATGTCGCTTTCTGTAACTTCAGAAACATCTCCTAAAACCTCAGCAATTAAAGCCGTTTCAATGTCTTTAGGCATAACGTCGTTGTGTGCTGAAAATCCCATTGAAGCACTTGACCACGTTTGGCGCAAAGTTTCTTTACAGATTTCAAGTGGTAAATCCAATTTTTTTGGAGTTAACAATTTCTCGCTTAATACAACCGCACCCGTTGGAACGAATCCACAAGCGTAATTTTTCAAACCGTTTGTAAATTCGATTTTACGGATTGAGATTTGGAAATCAATATTCGGGATTACCGTAATTAGATTTCTTTTGATAGTGTCCGACTCTTTGAAAGCCTTACCGATAATTTCGCCAGCAACCTGCCCTGCGTAATTTGAATCTACTGTTAATGTTGTAGCCATTTTTTATTTGTTATTTAGTGAATAAATCAATCTAGTATGTTTGTCAACTTTTGACAAATCAATTTGTGTTTTATTTTGCGACTCTGGATTAAACGTAATTGGTTTAATTGTAGCCTCTGAAAGTTTAACTTCTAATTCAGCAACCTTAGTTTTTAATTCTTCGTTTTCAGATTTCAAAGTGTCGAACTCTTCCGCTGAAAATCTAACCTCTTTCGTTGTTGTTTCAATAATCGACTTAGGTTCTTTAGCAGGTGCTGTTGGTTCTGTACTCGCCTCAACGGGTGTTTCTACGGGTTCGATTACTTCTTCTTCTTCAACCATTTCAACACTTGCAATAATACCTTCAATAACAACTGTAAGTTTGCGACCGTCTTCAAGTTCGTATTCGCCAACTGGCAAAGGAATCATTTGTTCGTCAGTTGTAACTATCATTACTTCCATTTCAGGTTCAAAAGAATCCGCCTGAATAACCGTTATTCCGTCCGCTAATTTCATTTGCTCCAATTTTACTTCCATTCCTAAAAGTGTTTTGAGCTTATTTAAAATTGTTTTTTCTTTCATATTTAGATAATTAAGAATTTAATTTTTGTTGTGTTTTTAGAATTTTATTGTAGCAATAGCCTTTTTAACATCACTAATTGAAGTTATAAGACTTTGATGTAATTTTTGAAGGTCTGAATAACCTTTAATATCACTTACATTTAAACCTAATTCTTTAGCTGAAATTGAAAGGTCATTCATAATTTTACCTGTTCTATCAAAAGAATCTTGATATTTTTGAAGATTAATAGTTAGTTGTTCTTTATTATAATTATAACCTTTCATTGCTTCATTTACTTGCAATTGAAATTGTTTAAATACTTTAACATTATTATTCATTGTTAAGGGGGCTTCTTTTAAATCAGTTAATGCTTTTTGTAAATCACCCAATAATGTTAACTCCACCTCGTGTTTTTCAATCGCATTTAGTGCGATAATTAAATTATTTTTCATTTTATATTTGTTTTAATAATTGCTTAATTTGTTCTAATAAATCCAATTCAGAAAGGTTTTGATTATCGCTAAATTTTCCCTCGATTGAAAACCCTTTAATCGCACCGCTTTTCACTTGCTCCCAAACATCGTCGTTGTTAACTTTCATCATTGCAACCCACGTACCTTTGGGATATTCAAAGCCATACAAAGCGCTTTTATCAACCTTGCTATTTTCAACTATCCAACTTTCAACAACGCTCATGTCTTCGAGCTTTTTAGCGTGTTGAAGTGTTACGTTGTTCTGTTTTGAGCGCATTAAAAACAATTCACTTGAAACCTTAATCGTTTCAGCTGAAAATTTAATGTAGTAAGGGTTGTTTTTCGCGTCAACTCTTAATATTTCCTTTTCAGGAACTAAAACCGCACCTATTAAAATGCGTTTATCTTCGTCAATAGTTTTTAATTCAACTTCGTGTTCTGAAAGTGCTATAAAATTTTCCTCAATTGCGGGTTTTGTAACGACTGAAATAGCGAAAACTTCGTCTTCTAAATCGTTAATTACCATTTCAATTACTTTTCTTTCCATAATCTTATAATTAAAAAGTTGTTTTTTGTAGTGTATTTCGTT